GATGCGGATTCTTTCCAGAGAAAGTTTGGAGAACTCATCGACTGTATTCCACTCGCATGTGACGTCACAAAGCTATCAGCACTATGTATGACATGTAGCAACGGTACACCGGGACCCTTCACGAAGCGTATTGTGTCAGACCTAAAATTGGAACTCATTGGTGGTCGTGACATGTATGAGGCGGTGTGTAGAAAACATCTTAATTAAACTTTAAATCCTAACATCCTCTTTTGTTTATTCGTTGAACGCGAAGGTATCGGAATACACAAAATACTATCCACCCACTTATCTCCATCATGTGCACTCCATCGGACACCATGTTTGTCCAGGGTTTTTCGACACAATACACATGGTAGGGAAATGCCGTCTCCATACACCGTTTTTCGTTCTACGATCAACTGACCGTATTTCCTATGAAGCCATTGTGTAAACTGATGCGGTCTCTTACCACTCTTCATACATTTCATGTAAAGGGTTCGAAGAAGACGTCTTTCAGAACAACATATATTATCACTCACTACACGTGGACCCTTGGACATATAGCTCGTGACAGTGCAATATTTCATTTAATTTCTCAGTCTACTATAAATGTTTCTCACCGTCCCACAGACGATTATCGTCGCGATTCTGGTCGCTGTACTCGTATTCACGAAGAACTTAGGTAACCGTCCCGCGATTTTACTCGTGACGGCGATGACTCTGCTTCACATGTACGATCACATCTTCCTGCTCAAGCGTGGTAAAGAAAAGAAGCTTGTCGAGAACTATTGCAGTGCCTGTAACGGTGCATAAAAAATCTCAGGGTATATAAATGTATTACCGTCGTGAAAAGTACCAGCCCCAAATCGAGGATCTTAAGGAGAAGGTCCAGACGCTGTTCGTCGTCCCCAAGATGCCCTTCGGTCTCACCGTGTTCCAGGTTGTCCAGGTTCTCATGCTTGCGTACATCATCCTCAAGCAGAATAAACTTGTCTAATTATAGTAATGAAGGTCAGACTCATCAAGAGTCCCAACCCCCAAAAGAAGTTCAGGGCGATCCTCGAGGATGGTCGTGAAGTTGACTTTGGTGGTCGAGGCTATTCTGATTACACGATCCATAAGGATCCTACACGAATGCGTTTATATGTTCAGCGACATGGAGGAACTGTCCCAGCCGTTGATCAGGCAATTCATAAACGAATGTTGAATGTCAGTCGAAGTGACAAGGAAAAGTGGGGCATTAACGGTATCGCGACAGCTGGTTTCTGGTCACGGTGGTTACTTTGGAGTCAACCTTCTTTACCACTAGCGAAGAAGTACATGACGAAACGATTTGGTGTCATATTTACATAAAATATCGGTTATAAGTAACTATGAGTAGTCCAAGGCGATCGCGAAACAATGATAATCAATACGGGTGGGCAGAAATTCGTAGCTATTTCGATAATAGCCCTGTCATCCGTGGTAGGCGAGTTCGTCGTGCCAATAACCTGGAACCCGTTCGCCGAGCCATTTCCTTCAACTCGAACTCGAACTCGAACTCGAACTCGAACTCGAACTCGAACTACAATTCCAATGCGAACTCGAACAATAAACCCCACAAGCTGAACAAGAATGTCAAGAAATTCATAAACAAAAACGTGATGGAGGCTAATAAAAGGAACATTCCCGCCTCTAAACGGGTGTATGTGCAGACAAACGTGGGTAACAACAACAAGATTAACCACGTTTACAACAAGCGAGTTCTTACAGGAGTTCTGAAAGCCTCTAAAAAGGCTGGAGTCAAGGCTCGGACTCCTCTCAAGCGAAAACTATTCAAGAAGCGTAACATAAAAAAGTATCCTCCAGTAAACGCCAATAACTCAAACTCAAACAATTAATTTCCTCGAAGCCCCTTCTTTTTCAGAACATCTTTTAGTTCGGACATAAGTTTCGCTCGTTTGTTGTTCATGATCGGCTTCTTAGGGACGCCCGGAGGTGGAGGTGGAGGTGGAGGCGGGGGTCTCCCACCTACACTTACGATCGACTTACACATAGCGATTGTCTCCCTCGCGTTATTCACTCTATTCTTCATGTCACGCTTAACCTTCTTACGAAGTTCGTTAATCGTGAGACGAACACGTTTACCCCTGACATCTTTAGTGACCCGTTCCCCCATCGATTTCACCTTCTTCTTGAGATCTTGGTAGTCCATTTATCATTTATAAAGAAAATAAACGACATAGAAACATGTCTTACACTGACGATCTAAAAGAAACGAATCGTCTCATACGAGAAGTTGTATTACCAGAACTCGTAAACTTGAGAGGTGAATTGAATGAACTACGACGTCATACGTGGCCGTATATACAGTCACAAAAGGAAGTTTCACAAATGGACGACATTCAAGCGAAGCGACGCTTTTTGCATCACTTGGATGACGATACAGTGCTACAGTTGCTGAAAATAAAGGCATTCTTAGCCAAATATGGAAATGATCTAGTTATGCGGGAGTTTGACCTGATTAAAAAAAATTGTCCGTCCGGTACGTCTTCACCGTGAATGGTGTATCCTTTCCAAAGACTGTAACCGTTTCACCACCATAGAGTTCTGGGCAGCCGATATCCTCGGTACATTCACGTCCGTCGATCGATACTGGGATGGGGTACACCTGATCACCCTGTGTGGTCGTGTGATAGTGGTACCTATCACGGCGATTACGAACTTCCCGACCATATAGGGGCAGTGTCTCACCCGTTTCGTTTGTCAAAATACCAATCTGTTGGAAATGTCCGGGTTTGTATTTCTTAATGGGAGGACCTCGATACTCTGGGGAACGAACTTCTCGGACAGGCACCCTCACTGGTACCTTGACGGGTACTGGAACTTCCACCTCTACCGGATTCCTCACGATCGCGTAGATCATGATGACGGGAATCGAAAGGAGAATCAAGGAATTGACGAGCTTATAGTTAATCTTCATCTTTATATTAAGCCATGAAATTATTGGGGGTTGACATAGGCTACACAAATATGGGATTGGTCATGGCAACATGTGACGGTCCCCATATTACGATTGACTATATAAAGAAGGTTGACCTGGGTGAGTACAAGTATATAGGTAAAACGAATGACACGGCGATAATCATCTCTTTATTTTTATCCGATTACGACTATCTATTTAAAGAAGCTGACACCGTGCTTATAGAACGCCAACCTCCTGCTGGTCTAACAAACATTGAAAGTTTGTTACACTACATATATATGGATAAGGTTGTTCTCATATCACCGTTAAGTGTCCATCGACACTTTGGAATGGGTCATCTTGACTATGAACAACGTAAGGAGAGAAGTGTATCTATAGCGGGTAAGTACATCAGTGACATTCCTTACGATCGTCAACATGATATAGCCGACGCATTGTGTATGATTATACACTACAATTTCAAGGTGAGTGTTCACTCATTCGACTCATTCAGGTTTACCAAAACCTGAGTAATGGACCGAACAATCGAATCAAGTTCAGTGTGAGGATCTGGGTGAGACTGAAGATACTTCATATTGTATTCGGTCGTTTCAGTCTTTTCGAGTTCAGAAAGAATTTCCTCGTAACGTTCTTCATCCTTTTCAAAACGCTCCTTCAGACGTTCAGCCTTTTCTTCAAGAAGTTCGATCTGTTCGGGGTACAGTTCAAGCTTGACCTGGTTGACGTGTTCCTCATCATTTTCATCAACATCTTCAAGCTTATCCTGAAGCTCGTCGATTCGTGTGTAAATCCTGTCAATCTCGTTCACGTAGTTCTCCTTGTTGATAAGCCTGGAATTCCTGATTGCCTCCATGTATGTATACAAGGTGATTACTTTTTAAGTCCCATTATGGTGTGTATACGTCCAAGTCGAAGCTGTACGAGCATCCATAGGGCGAATGCTACGAGTTTAATTAAACGCCCAGACGCATCATCGGATACGTTGTACACGGGATCCAGTACACGAGACATGAAGGTCTTCGCCTTGTCCTGTCCTGTGAAGTATATCTCGAGTTGTGTCAAACAACATGTATCATCGTTCGTGATCCAATGGAAGAATACGAATGGTACGAAGAGAGAGTACATCTCCAGCCATCGAACATCCTTCACCAGTGTCGGTACGACTATCGCCGCCACCAGTATCAATACATGGATGAAGAAGATAATGTTCATATATAGTAGACGATGAAAAAATCGTGGAACGACCAACATGAAAATATATTGCGACAGTGGGGTGAAGCCTCGGCGTGCTACAGGTTCATGAACCATCGTGCCTACTTGATGTACAAGACATTATCGATGCGGTTCACTCTACCGGTCATCGTTTTGTCAACCATCACAGGGACCGCTAACTTTGCACAGACGACGTTTCCAGAAAATATGCGTGCAATCGTCCCATCGGTGATCGGTGGTATGAATCTGGTAGCGGGTCTGATTGCGACGATCATGCAATTTCTAAAAATTAACGAACTCATGGAAAATCATAGGACGGCTGCGTTATCCTACGGTCTCTTATCCAGAAACATCCGACTTATGCTGGCACTTCCTCGTGAAGAAAGAAAGAAAGATGGACTCAAATTCGTAGAAGAATGTAAATCAGAATACGACAGGCTCATCGAACAGTCACCACCTGTGCCCATCAAAATCATCAAGGATTTCGAATCTTCGTATCCAGATGAAGAAACAGATTTCATCAAACCCGAGATACTAGATGTTCGACCCATTCAGGTATTGACTGCCATCACAGAGGACACACCATTCGCTAGGGTTGGGAAAATGTTACAGAGCGAGGAAGTGAGTCGTGAAGGATCGATAGACGTCGAACAAGGTGAATCACGAGAATGAAGAGTATAACGTTGAAGATGAAGACACATGCAGCATATGGAAGTATTTTCCTTTTTAAAGGTTCGACGACACGTTTATGTAGTGCGTCATTCTCAAGCACCAAATCTATGGCCTGATTAGTAAGATCATCCATGGACCGCTTCATTAAAATTGTTTCACAAAAAAAGAATGATCGAGTTGACACGGTGCATGAAGAGGCCTATGATCGACTGAAACAGTTATTGGATGCAAACAAGAATATATTCCTATGTGGTGCCACAGGTGTTGGTAAGACGCACTTACTTCGTCAAGTTGTTGATGTTGAAACCTGTATAGACATCCAAAAAAAGACATCAGTGGAATATCTCAAGGATACACACGCCCCCATCATAATTGAAGACTATGACGCCGAACCTCTCGTGTATAAAAATTTAATTGATCATGTCATTGAGTACGGAACCATCAATGGTCAATCATTGATTGTTACATCCATATCTGCATACTTTTTACCAAACTTCGAAGCTGTATTCATCAAACCTCTTACTATTGAACAATTGTTGAACATCAAATCCGGTTCTGGTGCAATAGAAGCTGCTATGAAATCTAAAGGGTCAATAAGGAATTTCTTACATTATCTCGAGCACTACGACCAGATTGACGATTTCAAGTCCTCAAAGGAATACGTAAAGGATATTCTCTGTACTGATGACCCCTTCCCATGGATTGATGCTATCCCCGAGCATGGTCATATATGTGACACTCTCCAAGAGAATTACATAGATTCAAAGGGTGTCGACATTACACGAGTCACAAACGCATTGTCGGAGTCTGATGTGTTTGACACAAGTATATATAGTGGCCAATGGTCACTTTTACCGTACTACATTCATTCAGGTATACGAATACCAAAGGCTTCACTGGGAGAAACACTCAACCCAGATAAACTGAGGTCCGGTAGTGCATGGACAAAGTTTGGAAACTACAAGATGCGATTCAAAAAGTATAACGAAATACGACGAAAATCTGGAAATCGTCTCGGTGTTGAAGAATTGTGTCTGTTAAAGAGGTATGCTGAACTAGGTAGATATGATAGACTGTTAGACTATGACATCACACCACAGGATTTTGATGTGATGAATCATCTCGCGACGACAAGTAAGTTAAAACAAAGAGATGTGACAAATATAAAAAAGGGTCTCAAACATGCAATCCAAAGAAGATAATGAAGATACGTCGACCACCGTGAAAACGATCGGTAATGAACTATTCTTCTATGGAGAGATCACACAGGAAAGCATCCTCGACTTTACCGAAAACTTTAAGAAGCTCGAAATTGATGTACTGAAAAAGGCTGCCGACATGTTCGGATACACACCTATGATCCGTGTTCACATCATGAGTGAAGGTGGTGATCTATTCGCTGGTATCGCAGCCATGAATGTCATCGAGAAGTCAAGAGTCAAAGTTGTGACCATTGCACAGGGGTCGTGTTGTAGTGCAGCAACCTTCATGCTACTGGGTGGCTCGGAACGACGGATGGGTATAAACGCTCAGATATTGATCCACCAAATTTCGACAGGTGAATTCTGGGGAAACTATGAAGACCTGAAGGATGAGATGAAATCGTGTACAAAGTTCATGAAAGCCATCAAAGATATCTACATGAAAAAAACGAAGATTCCAGAAAAGAAATTTAAAAAGTTGATGAAGAAGGATATCTACCTTCCATCGGCTAAATGCCTAAAATATAAGATCGTTCACGCGACTGACTAATGTCGACGTGTCTCTTGTATAGACCCAACAGCACCAGACATATGAAGATGATACATGCCGTGTTCAGAGTAAAACCCTCATCTTCTGGTAACCTAAGTCGTTCCATTCTACCATGATTGATAACTGGTAATTCAGACATCTACTTAAAACCTATATTTTATTATCGTACAATGGAACGCCTTATCAGACAAGACAAGTATGGTCATGACCGCTACATCGACATTCGTGTTGAAGACCTGAAGGATGGAACCGCAGACATTGTGAAAGTGTCGGGTGTCGTAGGGAGTGAAAAGTTTTCCGAGTCACGAACCAATGTCAAAACTGGTTATGAAAAGGCATTCAAGAGGGCTCAGACCATGTGGAACAATGAGCACACTAAATGTAACCAAGTGTTGCCTATGTTGGCCAATAAATGGGAAGATCGTAAAAAGTACATCAGCCAACCTTTCTATGTTCAACCCAAACTCGATGGTGTCCGTCTTTTGGTATCTAAGGATGGGGGTATCTCGAGGACTGGTAAGATTGTACCAGGTACGGAGATTCTCGGCAAGGGACTCAAAGAGGGTCAATATGTTGATGGTGAAGCGTTTGACCCCAACATGACCTTCGAAGAACTCACGAGCGTCTTCAAGACTGATCCTTTGAAGCTCAAGTTCCACGTGTTCGACTTCTTCGATTTGAAGAAGCTTGATATGACCTTCGAGGAACGCTGGGAAAAGGTCAAGTCTCTCAAGAACTCTCACTATGAATATGTGGAGACGACACTCGTCATGTTGCAGGAACACGTTCCGATGATCCATAAGAAGCACATTGAGGAGGGTCACGAGGGTACAATGATTCGAGACAAAGATAGTGTGTATGAGGTGGGTCAGCGAAGCAACTACCTTCTCAAGTTCAAGGATTTTCAGACTGAGGAATATGAAATTATTAGTGCCAATACTGGTCAGGGTCGTGACGCCAACGCGGTTGTTTGGGTCTGTAAGACCAAGGACGATCACCAATTCACAGTCAGACCCGAAGGCACTATCGCTCAGAGAGAAGAGGATTACAAGAATCGTGAGAAGTTTGTGGGAAAGATGCTCACTGTACGTTTTCAAAACCTGACCGCACTGGGTGTCCCACGTTTCCCCGTCGGTGTGACAGTTAGAGATTACGAGTGATAGAATAGTATGGATCAAATTGTAGAATATATCGGCCTTATCAGTTCAATACTCATCACAATCATGTTCGTCCCACAAGTTGTTCACGTCTACAGAACCAAGGATACACACGCCATCAATTATGCTTTTCTCTTCATCAACCTCGTCGCCAGTATGTTGGGACTTGTGTATTCCATTTATTTTACGGTTGTTCCCATGATTGTCGCAAATACGTCAGCCGGCCTTTTCTCGACATCCCTCATCTGTATGAAATTCTTAAATAATAAACCCTCACTTATAACAAATGAACAGGATAGCTGTTGATATCGACGAAGTACTCGTCCCCTTTTTGTTTCCCATGGCTCAATGGCGTGGTGTTCATTTACCTCGGAAAGAAAAATACCCCTATCTGTATCGTGACATCTTTTCAATTTCCGAATCGGAATCTCAAAAGATGGTACGAGCGTTTTATAGCAGCCAGGCCTTTAAGAATCTCAAACCCATCCCGGGTGCTCGTGCTAAGCTGTCTACACTTCGTCAGAATGCAGATAAGATTTACGTCGTGACAGGACGTCAAGATATTGTCAGAGATACAACGGAGTGGTGGCTTGAAAAGTATTTCCCAGACATCTTCGATGATCTCATATTGACCAACAGCTTCACACCTCTTGAAGTCAAGAAGGCTGACATATGTCGTTCATTGGCTCTAGACACGATGATTGATGATAATATCGGTATTTGTACCGATTGTATCAACAGTGGAATCAATGCCATCCACTTCGTGGGTGAAGATGTCTACCCATGGTGTGAAGAGACAAATATAAGTGTTCGATCTTGGGATAAAATATCTAGGTAATGTAATGTTCGCACTTCTGTGCAAACCTGTAGCAGTTCCCGTACCCAATATTGGTCCCGTTCTTCGAACCAATGATTGTAGGATAGCCTACGTCAGACCTTCACAGTCTGATGATGGAAAACTTGAAGTTGAGCTCTTCGATGCACCTCCTATAAAAGTAAACGAATGATATGTTTACTATTTTTCTCCTTCATGAAAATTGTTTCGTCGCAGTCACCACCCTTCATCGCGACGATGGGTTCTCCACAGGTTGTCCCCGATTTTTTATATCTATCACAGGCAGTCGCTGTCCTCTCTGTGATATTCATATTCTTACTGTACCCAACAAAGGTACGATAAACATCACCTGTATCATCCCGAGCCTCGACGACCACCTTCCAGGAATAGGGGCCGAATTTCCACTCAGACGTCGTATCGATGGGTGGTGGTGGACTATCCAGAAGAGTGGATTTTTTGTATCCAGACTTAGAAACGAAAGGAGCGGATAGGATCGCAGCTAAAGTCAGCATCTAATAGAGTCTCGTGCTTCTCTTTTAAATATTTTATTATTTTACTGTAGATGACGTGGTCCACGACGAGTGATTACGCATTACCCACTTCCGGTGAGATTAGATTTTCATGGATCCGAGATATGTATGATCAGACTACCGGAGGTAAAAGTTTGAGTAATTATTATAGAGGCGGCGATATCGTGAATAGTAGTACTTATAAGACATCTGAGAAGAATTCCAAGGGAGTATCTATCGATATATCCTATAATAATACGGTAGGCGGTATACCCACATCCGGCACTCTCAAATTATCAGAATTCCGTGGTGCTTTCAAGGAATATGAGGAAATAGTGGATAAACAAAACGGATTATCCATAAGTCATAGTACAGATTCAGGTCGTAAGAAGATACAGAGATATATATTAGATGGACACGTTTATCAGACGAACACTGGTGCTAGTGCGATAAATTTGAATAGTACAGATGTTAATAGAAAAATAATAATTCACGTTCGCAAGGATGTCAAAATATATGGTGGACCCGGTGCCGGTGGTGTGGGTGGTGGTGGTGGTACAGGTGGTGCAAGTGGTGGCACCGTTGGTATTGGTGAAACCAGACATGATTTTTATGGACAATATCTTGGTATTGGTACCCGCACTGATGCTACTGCTCCTGACGATGCTGGTGATGCTGGTAGTCCTGGTGCTGATGGTGGTACTGGTGGTTCGTGTCTACACATAAACCAGATGAATAATGATTTAATAATTTATAATCTCGGATCCGATAACCTTAAACCTGGAGGTGGAGGTGGAGGTGGTGCCGGTGGCGGGGGTGGAGGTGGTGCCGGTGGTAATGGTGGTGGTGGTGGTAGAGGTGGTATGGGAACCACCATTGCTGGAAATTATGACGAGCTCGATTTTGGT